AAGTCGATAACTGTCTTGTTAAGCGCGTTCTGCATCGGTATCGCCTGTTCCAGTTCGCTCTGTCCGTGATGATAGCCACGCCCACGATTCTTGAAATGGATAACCGGCACACCCAACGGTATCCCATTAGCGTCTACCCAATCGCCGGTATCAAATAGCTTCCAGTCGCCATCGTACTCTTTCTGATTAGACACGTATTTCAAAACACGATCAGGCGTATAGACATTCATGCGCCGTTTATAACCGGCATCGTTTCCAGATTCAATCAGCCAGCGTTTTGCAGCAAATGCAATCTGCCCTGTCTCCGTATCGTAGACAGCGTGCATACCGTCACGGCCGTCATACGCCATATGCGGGTGAAATGTCGGGATCATTCGCACATTGTCCCAACCGACTAGAACATACGAATCGCCATCGCGGATAGCTTCGGTATGCGTATCGTCCTGATCAGCGTCCATGCGGTTAGCCTTCCACCACGACAGGAACATTTCAGACTGCTCACCAGCGTCGAACCCCTCCACAGACATTCGAGAGGCCATGCCATCAACGATAATAGGCATGTAGTTGGCTGAAAATTCGTCATGCGCTTTCAATTGCAGGTACGTTCTCTGCCGCGCTGTTAGCTGTGTTTCGTGGATACCTTCGTAATACTCTCGTCGCTCTCGATACTTTGCTTGCCGTTCCTCTTCTTCGTTCTCCAAGTGACTCACGAACGAATCGTGAACAGGTACGGCAACGGCCTGGAATAAGTTTGCCTCTAGCATGATGTACGCCTCCTATGCGTATTTAACTGTACCGGGCTTACCGTATTGCACCTGGCCATCCAGATAAGCTACCATATATTTCATAGCATCCATGCCATGATCTGCTTGTTTTACTGGCGTTTCGTCTTTACTTGTGTGCTCGCTATCTTCCTTCAATTTTCGCCAAACATACGAAGGGAATTCCTCAATAGTTTGTGTTGGCTGATAACGCATTTTCAACTCGTCATCAACTTCCATTATTGCATTACGCGAAAGTATAATGCGTGGCTTGTTGTTCCCAGATAGTTTCAAACGGTTTTGTACTGCCTCAATGCCGGTCGATATGCGTTTATCGGCAGAGATAGTGTCAATATCTAACATATCTTCTAGCGTGGCCCTATCTTCGGCATCCCAGTCGCAGATATTGGCCTCAAAATTATGACCATATGACATTTGCCGTATTCCAGGTCGTCCGGGAAGCCCTTCCACGTGCTGCCTGACTGTGCGACCAGTCATGTAAAACTCTTTCCATAAATAGAGAACGTCATCATGATCTATCGCCCAGAACTGGCAAACAAACGGGTGATTATACCCAAAGTCGAACACTCTAAATTTACGCCAGTAAGGCTGCACCGCAATGTCATCAACCACATGAATATCGGGGTTGAAGTTTTCATAGACAATCCCCTCTGCGCCAACCCACAGGCCCAGATAGCCGCGCTTGTAACGCACGCCGGTCAACGCTCTCAGCGCCGCGTCACTTCGCACGCCCTCTTCTGTCATGATTGGTTTGCCATCTTCATTAAGGGCTAGTTCGCCATTTCTATCTCTGACATAAAGCATCGGATTGTCGGTGTGCTTGCTGTGAAATACAGTGAGACGCGGCCTGTTCAGAATCCAATGCGTCGGCACGTCTGGATTGCAGTCACCAATCATCTGCGGGTAGGGGGAGTTACCGGCACGACCTGTGTTACGAGACGATAGCTGTTCCCAGTCGTGCAGTGACAGTTCTTCCGCCTGTGGCACAAAGATGAAATCGTATTCAGACGACAGTACCTTTTCAGGATTGTCCAGACCGCCCAGAATAATACGCGATCCGTTCGGATAGATTGTCCAGTCCGGCTTACCACCGCCGTAAATTTGAACGGGACATTTTCGATGTCCCGGCCGTCTAGGGAGCACCTTGTTGTAGTAGGTGGCCAGAGCAGAGGGAATAAGCGCCTTGTATGACTTACGAACCATCAAGGCGCGAGAGTTAGGATATTTAATTAGGAGTCCATGTAGCTTTTGTAAGGCAGCATACGTGTTGTGTGTGACAATGAAGTGGTCAGTCAAATACAGGCGGGATGGATGATCTACAGAGATACAAACCGCCTCTTCGTCATGAGAATACTCGATAGAATCTATGAACCGGCGTGGCTCAGAAACAATCTTTAGTCTCTTTAACTTTCTCTTTAGCGTGAATGGATTCAGGCGAGTGGGGAGAACGAGATGCGCCGTATACGCCATACGGCCTTCCCGTTTCTCGCCGTTATGTTCATACCACGGCTTACGCTCTGACACAGAGGAAATGTAACCGCCAAGACTTTCCACCAGCAAGCGCAGATCGTCTACTAATCGTTTGCTAGTAGACGTGTACGATATGTCACCATTCTTCCCTATCGTGCCGTCGCCATCCATAAGGCCGCGCAAGAGATCCTTTCGCTCAGACACGCAGGTGTACAAATAATCTTCTGGAACAAACTTTTCATATGACAGTTTTCCCCATAGGCCGTAATACCTCAGACGATCCGTATAATGATCGCCAGTTGCGTTTACAATGGCGTATGAAATACCATCTTTTCGTATGGTAATGTCGGCATCAGCCACTCTCTTTGACACGTCCTGTGCAATCTCCATGTCGCCGGTGGTAAAAGAAGCGGAGCCAGATGATAAGCCTCCTTCAGAAATCAAAATGCCCATAACGTAGGGATCTATTTTCAACGGGCGGCGGAAGAACTGCGCCGGTTCTGCTGTGGGCAACCAATATCGCCTACGGGTGTCCTTGTTCGATCCCACCTTTCTGTTCAGTCGTTTCTTGCGTAAGAAATTGGTTTCTACCAGACTGTACCTATCGTGGCCAGAGCCACGAATCTTGGTTCTCTTTTTGTTACTCTTGCGCCTATACTTTCTCTCACCCACTCGCCACCAGTGGTCGCCGGTAACAAGCGTGCTTTGGCCATCGTGCAGAACTACACGATAAATCGGCTGTTTCGGTTGCGGGAAAACACCAGTAACCGTAGTTGCAGAGCCGTCTTGCGAAAGAACCCTGTCGCCAACTGCCAGATCCCCCATTTGGCGCGGCCCAGATGGTGTCATGACAACGCTTGACATAATGTTGCCCTTTCCTGTTCCATACGGGCCAGCGATCATTATCTCAGGATCTTTGCATTGCCACATATCCCTGAGTGCGCCGTATGGTGCGTAACCACCGTTACTCTTAGCCAGAACATAATAATCAACGACCGGTGTTGTTGTAGTCATAAATTACAGGTCATCCAAGTCAACGTCTTTGAACACAGCGATAGCGACACGCTGATTAACTTCTATCTCTTTCTTTTCAACAGTTAGCGACAGCAGCCGCGCCTGATGGTCCAGAAACTTTATCAATGTAATACGAGCCATGTTTCGCACCTTAGCCGCCTCTTTGGGATCGATTATCCAACGCTGATTCCCAATTTTATCAAACGTTATTTCCCCATCTTCTCCCAAAGACGGTAGCGGTTCAGTCGTTGTATCGTTGACAATATTGCTAATCTGATCGTCCAAAATGAGCAGTTGTCGATTGCGCCAGTCCTCTGCCTCCCTACCAGCCCAGCCACGAATCTTGCCGAGCGCGGCGTTAATACGCATGTTCACCAGCCCCTGCGAAACACCAAGAGCCTCTGCTACTTCTCGCTGCGACCTTCCCTCCGAAAGCATCTCCCAGACAGTGATTTCCTTTTCTGTAATATCCAATTCCTTCATTTTCTGTAGCGTTTTACCGCGTGCGGTCTTGCGGTTTTTCTTTACAGAAAGAGGGGCGTGTTCTATTACCGTGGTACTATTCATGAAGAAAGCATAGCGTAATTATCGTACCTATGTCAAGTTGACAAGCACAGACACCATCGTTTATAATGTATTTGTATTTTTCATTTCATCTCCCCCCGTACAAAGGACTGGACTCCCTTCCAGTCCTTTGTCATTTCTAGCAACTTACTTGACAACTAAACAATAATAGAGTAAACTAAGCCTTGTAAGGTAGTTACAATGGTTTCAAG